TCATTAACCATAACATACCCATTATGAAACGCCATCATGATTGGGCTGATTACGACACAAGTCGCACCTATCATGACCCATTAGAGGCACCTCTCAATTTAGCTTTCATTAAACCTGATTTACATAGACGTCAATCTGAGTATAGGTTTTTCTGGGAAGCTCCTTACGGATATGTTTATCCCGATGGTGTATTGGTTGACTGTCCCGATCTAAAGCCATATTTAAAGAAATTGTTTTAAACAATCTTCACACAAATCCCTACATTCACATTCGTCGTAATCGAATGAGCTGTGCAACCTGATAGAAGGATACACAGCAAAATGATTCTTACACCCATTGGCGCAATTTTGCTAAATGAGCTTTACGATCCGCTAGACCATTCGTACCACCATTGATCCGACGTGTAATGGTCAGTACGTCGTCTTTATCAGCCAAGGTATTCAAGCCGTTATCAGACCAGAACTTGCAGGCCACCATAAGACCGATG